TGTTGCATTGTTGCCGCCAACGGGTACGGTATGCTCGCGGCGGTCTTGATTGTTGCCGCCGGCGTGTATGCAAAGCAATGACTGTCGGCATTGAGTCGAAACCAATTTACCGCTTGAAGCTCAATGCGGGCGCGCATCGCTTGTTATGGTGGATGTTGTGTCGCATGGGCGAAGATTGCATGGTCACAGGCGGCTGGCGCGCGCGCGCATCGAAAGACATCGGCTTGAATAGGACGCACGTTCAGGAGTGCGCGGATTTGCTTGAGCGCGAGGGCGTGATTGAGAAAGAGCCGCAGGCAAGGTGGGCGCGCGTGCGCGTTAGCGCGATTACGGGATAGGAGATTGAAATTAAATTTCCGATCACCCGCTTTCGCGCATTCTGCTCGCAACTTTCAACCGACAGCAAAGAGCAGGGGAACATTTCTCTTTCCAAACTGCTCGGCACGCAAAAGTACTACGTCGAGCAGATAGTACGCGGCCTGGAAGAGGACATTCATTTCTTTGTTTGTTGCAAAGCGCGTCAATTAGGCATCACGACCATTCAGCTTGCAATCGATCTCTTCTGGCACTACGAGCACGCCGGAATGCAGGGGACGCTCATGTCGCACAATGACGAGGCGCGCGGCATGTTCAGATCGACCTTGACGCAGTTTCACAACGGCCTGCCTCCGACGCACCGCTTGAAGATGCTGACGAACAACCGCGACTTCATGGAGTTTGAGAACCGCTCGCGCATGTTCATGCAAACCGGAGGCGGCGTATCGAGGAAGGGGAGCAAGGGGCGCGGCAAGGGCATCATGTTCGGGCATGGGACAGAAATTTCCTCGTGGGATGACGAAGAGTCGCTTGCCTCAATTCTGTCCTCGCTCGCGGAAACCAATCCCCTGCGCCTGTATGCGTGGGAATCGACCGCGCGCGGGTACGATCTTTTTCACGATATGTTTGTTGAAGCCGAAGACGCGGTGACGCAACGCGCAATGTTCATCGGCTGGTGGCGAAACGAGTTGTACCGCAAAGAGAAAGACACGAACGAGTATCAGGTGTACTGGGACGGGAAGCTCACCGGGCAAGAAAGCGAGTGGGTGCAGGCCGTGAAGATGCAGTACGACTTTGAGATTCAGCCGGAACAGATTGCGTGGTGGCGCTGGAAGCTCGCCGAGTCGATTCACGATCAGGACTACATGCGCCAGGAGTTCCCGTTCACGGCGGAGATGGCCTTCATCCTCACGGGGAAAAACTTTTTCAGCCTGACGCGCGTGCATGAGATTGCGACGGCGATCGATGCGGAGCCTGCGCCCGTGGAATGCCTGCGCTTTGGTTTCGGTTCGGACTTCATGCAGACGGTGGTGGAAGGCTCGCCTGAGCCCCGCGCGCAGTTGCGCATCTGGGAACAGCCCGACGACGCGGCGTTTTATTCCATCGGCGCCGATCCCGCCTACGGCAGCGCGCACTGGGCTGACCGCTCTGTCGTCGAAGTGTACCGCTGCTACGCCGATCGCTTCGAGCAGGTGGCTGAGTTCTGCACGCCTGAAATCACCACGTACAAGTTCGCCTGGGTGATTTGCTACATCGCCGGGTGCTACCGCAACAGCATGGTGAATCTTGAGATCAACGGGCCGGGGGAGGCGGTGCTAGGCGAGATCGACAACTTGAGGCGGCAGGCATCCATGCTCGGCGCCTCGCCGCAGGGGAAGGCGATCCGAGATGTGGTGGGGCATATGCGCTACTTCCTTTATAGGCGGCTGGATAGTCCATTCGGAGGCGGAGTATATGGCTGGAAGACCACGGGAGAGACCAAGGACCGCGCCTTCAACACCTTCCGCGATCTGGTCGATAAAGGCCACGCCGTGCTGCACTCCAAGCTCCTTGCCGACGAAATGAAGATCATCGTGCGCGAGAAGGACGGCTTCCTTGGCGCATCCGGCCGCGGGCACGATGACTGCACCGTCGCCTCGGCGATCGCCGCGGAAAACCACGTGCGCTATTTCATCATGAAGCTAAAGCAGATGGGCCTCACCTGGGCGAAGGAAGCCGACAAGCGGGCGAAGGTGGCGATTACGGGGCGCGCGGAGACGCCGGTTGAGAGTACGCTTAGGAGCACGGTCGGTGGGTACATGGATAAGGTCGGCATCCGGTACGGGGTGAACAAGTGAAGCAGGAGGAAATCATGCGGCGGCTGCGCGCCTTGTTCGCCGCGCCTCCGAAGGAGCGCCCGTTCTCTGTGTCGGTGCTTGCGCACGTGAGCGGTATCCGTGAAAGTCACTTATGGCGGGCAGCGAAAAGCCATAAAGGCATGTACCGCGAGCAGCAGCGCAGGCTTGAGCGCGCGTTCACGCTGCTGGAAAATGGGCAGGTGGAAGCGCGGCGGGTGAGCAAGGCGCGCGGCACCTACGAGATTACCGTGTACGACGATCCGCTGCCCGAGCAGACGATGCTCACGCGGATCAGGATCACCGAGCGCGGTCCGGTGCTGGATTTTATTGCTGTGAACAAAGCTGCCTTCCCGGTTTTGCCGGAAATCTTGAAGTAGCGTATCGTGCGCGCATGGTCGCAAAGGAATACCGCTGTCTCGCACACTCGCTGTCGTTCACATCGAACGACAAGCAGCCGCGTTGCCCGCACGGCTGCTCCACAATCGTCCGTGAGTTCCTGACCGCGCCCGCCCTGCGCTCCGAGCGCACGAAAATCTCCGACCGCGCGCTAGACCGCCTCGCCGCACGCTACCAACTGACCGACTTGTCGAACCGCAACGGCTCGGTGGGGGCATCAAGAAAGAACCCGAAGGGCATGGAAGCGTTCTGGCAGCCCATCCCGGCCGGGAACGTGTACGAAGTCGGCAAGGGAGAAGTCCCGCGCGAAGGCTCAGCAGGCGGCGCAACTGCCGCGCTCGCCGGCATGGGCATGACCGATACGGGCGGCGCAATCTCCGAACTGATGAAGGCGCTACCTCGGCCGCGTCCGCACGCCGTGGGGCATGAGCCTGGGTCGGCCAAGGACTTCGATTCAGCACTGGCGAGTGCGCCGTGAAGCTGCCGCGGCAGGATGCCCAAAGGCTCGACTTTTTCCAAGAGGTGTCGCGGGTGTGCATGTCCTCGCGCGCGACGCGATTGGAACAATACACTCTGAATAGGGCTTACTATTTCTACGGCACGGCCGATGGCGCGCCGTCGCCGTGGAATCTGCTGTATTCACACCTTGACACGGTGACTTCATTCCTCTACGCCAGCGACTCGACGCGGTTCAGCGTGACGATGGGAAGCCATGCCCCGAAGTCAGACCGCAAGCGCACCGGAGCCTTTGGCAAACTTGTCCAAGAAGAGTGGAAAAAGTCCAACGCCGACGTCATCATGCAGATGGCGATCCTGTGGGCGCTCGTGTACGACTCGACCCTCGTCAAGCACATTCGCCGGCGCAATGGCCGCGTGGACCCCTACGTCATCGACCCGGCCTGTTTCGGCGTGTACCGCGACGACGTGCCCATGCTCGACCGGCAGGAGGCGTTCGTCCACGTGTACTACATGACGAAATCGGACTTGGCCAAGCGCATCAGCCTGCACCCGAAGCGCGAGGACATCCTGAAAGCGGCCACGGACGCCTACACGAAAAAGGATACCGCGTCGTCCACGCCGCCGATGTTGGACCGCATCCTCTTGACTTCCGGCATCCCTGGCGAAGGCTTGCAGAGCCTCCAGGGCGAAGTGAACGTGAATATCGGGACCATCGCCGACTACGCAGCGCAGCTCGCTGTGCCGGTAATCGAGATGCAGGAAATATACGTATGGGACGATTCGCAGGACGACTACCAGGTGTGCACCATGGCGGGCGAGCAGGCGATCGTGTTCGACCGCAAGAACATCTTCTTGCCGCGATCGAAAGATTTTGAGGGCGAGCACGGCTTTGTGCAGGTCTGCCCGAACCCGCTGCCCGATTATTTCTGGGGCCAATCCGAGGTGTCGAAGCTGACGCCGATCCAGAACAAACTGAACGAACGAATGCTCGACATCGAGCGGCTTGAGCAAAAGCAAGTCGATCCGCCTTCGGCCTGGGGCGGCATGGGGCTCCCCGACAAGATGGACGCATTCAACTCGCCGGGCGCGAACGTCGCAATCGGCGACCCCAACTTCCGCCGCGAGACTTTCGTTCCGAACATCCCGGAGCACATCTACGCGAGCCTCGCGCGCTATCAGGACTACATGGACACGGTATCGGGATTGAGCAACGTGGTGCAGGGCAGGGGCGAATCGGGCGTGCGCTCGGCGGGGCACGCGGGCAAGCTCCTGACGGTAGGGACGGCGCGACCGAAAAAGCGCGCTATGATTATCGAGGATTCGCTCGATCAGTCGGCGACGTTGTTCGGAAAATGCCTGTACGTGGGAACGACGGAGGAACTGTACGACGAAAACGACGTGCCGTTCATTCCGGCGGAGATGTCGCCGAATTTTACCGTGGGCGTGGACGCGCACAGCAATTCCCCAATCTTCATGGAATCGGCCCAACTGTTGAGCGACCGGCTGTTGAAGGCGCGGGCGATCACGCGCAAGCGGTACATTCAATTGAACGCGCCGCCCGCGGAGGAAAGTATTATCCGCGAGCTTGAGGAAATCATTGAACCGGCGGAAGCCAAGGCCGCGCAGCAGAAAATGGCGATGGAGGCGCAGAAAGGTGTTGCCAAGCCGCCGCTCGCAAGCGTAAAGTAAGCCAATGAGATACGGCAGAAAGAAATCAGGTCGCGGCAGACGCCGTGTTCTGTAGTAGGGGCGGCTTCATCATTCACCATGGAGGGCTTCATCATGGCCAGGCGTAGGGGTCGGCGCGGCAGGAGATAAGCACCTGCAAAAGTACGACAAAAGCCCGGTGCTCAGACCGGGCTTTTTCATTCCTACTTGACGAAACAGTGATTTAGGCACAGAGTCACGCCGGAACGGGGCCGTGGGCAGCGGTTTACCGTCAAAACCAGGCCGAAAGACCTTCAATGCCCCTGCCCGATTCCGCTGCACCCTCCCCCTCCCCAGGCGCTGGCGGTTCCGCTACCGGCCCAGGCTCAGGCGGTCCGGGCAGTGCGCCGATGGCCACACCGCAGCCGCAGGAAGGCATCCAGAAGGCCGCGCGGGTGCAGATTCAGGTGGCGAGCGAAATGCTCCAGCGGGAACTCCCGCACTTTCCCTTAGACAGCCCAGAATTCGACGCCGTGAGCAAGGCGCTCGCCACGCTCTCCAAGGCGTTCGGCAAGTCGAAAGACGAAGACCGCCGCCTCTTCCCCGCCGAGATCATGAACATGCTCGGCGCCGTCAAGCCGCCGGGCATGGGCGCACCACCGGGCCCCGGTGCAGGCTCGCCAGCACCTCAACCAGCACCAGCGTAGGAGCAGAAATGATTAAACCGACAGTTGGCCGAGTTGTTCTGTTTCATCCGGGGTCAGGGTTCGCGGGGTGTCCGGCGGAAAAAGGTACACCGTTGCCTGCTCTAGTTGCGCGCGTGTGGTCAGATACGTGCATCAACGTCGGCGGGTTCGACGCCAACGGCATGCCGTTCTCGGCGACGAGTGTGCTACTGATTCAAGACGACAACCCCGTTCCAACTGGCGGGCATTATTGCGAATGGATGCCGTACCAGAAAGGACAAGCGGCAAAAACCGAAGCACTCGAAGCTCAACTCAAAGCAGCATAGGAGAACATCATGCCCGAGCAACCAGGAATTGGCGTCAGACCGAGCGGACGCGGCATCCGCGACCCGCTGACCAACGCGCAGAACAACGGGCGGGTGGTGAATCCGCCGCGCTTCCCCGTTTTCGGCGGGTTTTCCTCGGCGGGGAAGGCGTTCTTCAAAAACATGATGCATATCGTCAAGCCCGGCAACGGAACGAAGTAGGAGCGGAACCATGACCATCGAAATCAAGAACTCGGGGCCTGAAATCGCTGCGGTGCTGATCGGAGACCCGAAAGAACCAAGCGAAGTGAAGGTCCTGCAAAACGGCGAAACGTACCATTCGACCGCCTCGACGCTGACCGTGGTTGACGACAGTTATCCGGGTTTGAAAGACCGGCGCGCGAAAGATCAGGCGTTCGCCGGCCGGCGCAAGGCCGACCCGAATGTCGATCAGCGGCAGATCAAGAAGGCGAAGCCGGCAGCAGAGAAACCTGCCGAGATGCAAGGCAAGGCAGCCGTCAGGTGAAAGACGAACGCTCGGACCTCGACAAGCACGCCGAGGCGGACGCGGCCGGCGTGGTCAGTCACACCTCGCAGGGCCAGCCGATTCCGGCCGATGCGCGCGTGGCGATGGCGCGGCGGAGCGAAGTTCACGACTTCGCAAAGGCGCGTGCTCAGACTTTGGCGGCGAACGACGACCCGCAACCCATTCCGCCAGCAGCATAGGAGCTAGACCATGCCCCCGCTCGAGGGAAAAACCGACGACGAAATCCGCGCACTCGCGGCCCTAGCCGACGACGTGCTCTCCAAGCCCGACACCGCAGGCGTGTTTCAGCGGCTTGTCAAAAAGAACAATCCGAACATCTCCATGCCGATTGTCGAACTGGAGGACAAGACCGTGGCCGCGCTCTCGGCGCGCGACAAGCGCATCGAGGAACTGGAGAAGCGCGGGCAGATGTCCGATGCCGAGCGCGAAGCGAGCAACCTCTACGAGAACCTGCGCGATGCCGGGCACGTCAGCACGCGCGCTTCATTCTCCGACCTCGTGAAGTGGGCAAGCGAGAACGGGTTCATGACGACGCAGACCGGACTGACCAAGGCGGCGATGCAGCGCGCAATCGAGCAGGAGGCCGCCGAGCCCACGCCGTCAACGTCGCACCAGCAAGGCTTT